GGCGCTGCGCCTCATGTTCACGGCCATCAGACGCCAGATAGTCGGACGGGATGAACCATTGTGCGTCGTCTTTGTGGATGCTTGGAGGATCCTGCACCATGGCCAGAATGTCGGCTTCTGTCACGCTGGTGTAGGGTTTCCCGGCAAGGGCCGCCGTGTTGGGCTTGCCGCTGGAAAGCGTGATTGAATGCGTGTCGTATTGACCGAAGCCTGTGCAGAGCGGATTCACGGCGTCTCACCATGCTCAAAGCGGGCGGATCGGGCTGCATTTATCGCATGGAATGGCGCGTCATGAAGAGCGTCGTCATCATATGCGCATGTAAAAACGCGAGGGGTTTTTTCCTCAAGGGTCCACGTTTTGAAACACCAAGTTTCTTCTGTAATACAGTAATCTTTCCAAGTTTCTTCTGTAACACAGTAATCTTTCCAATTTTCTTCTGTGATATAGTAAGCATTCCAATTCCCATATGCTGAATATAATTTAGAGTCGGGAACCCCTTCTAATATGTGCAACCTCCCGACTCTAAACGCAAATGACCGCCATCTTTCAATGTCGTGAAGTTGGGACACTCCGCCTAATGGCTTAACTTCAAACCACCCAAGGTGTTGCACCTTAAAGTCCGGCAGATACCACCCAGCATCAGTTTCAAAGCCTTCAGGCTCATACTCCCAAGACAGACCAAGCGCATCAAAGAACACGGCCCAGCGCGCCTCAAGGCGGCTGCGGAACCGGTAGCCCTTGTAACGGGTCTCAATAGATTTGATATTAGTCATGGAAAAAGCCCTTATGTGGGCCAAGCCTTGCGCTGCATCGCGCGTCATGTTACCTAAGGCTTAGCGTTGTGACAGATGCACCCTACCGCCCTGCACCGTGCATGGCAAGCCCCCGTCCCTTAAACCGGACGGGGGCTTTACTTATCCAGCAGCATCCGCACAGCCGCCCGCAGATCAGGCATCAAATAATAGTGCTTCACCGTCTCGGGGCTTGTCGACGGCACGCATTTGTTGGCTACGTCCTGCCGCGACCATGAGTCGATGCAGCCCGCATCTTGCGTCAGGGCAACGGCGGCCCGGAGGATCACCTCGCGCCGACCTTCCGGCGACATTCTCACTCGTTTCATTGGTCAGACTCCTTTGCGCTACTATTGCCATTTATTGACCGTCTTGTCAAACGCCTTGATAAACAACGCGGCGGCTTGTGGCACGATTGCATTCCCATACCCGCGCAGCCGCATTACGCGGCGGGCTTCTTTGGTGCTTTGCGCAAGCGGGCTGTGAGCGCCGCATGGCACCACGCTTCCGGGAAGCCTTGAAGCCACGCACTGAACGCTGGATTTAACTGGCCGCCACTTTCCATCCCGGCAGAACAGCCAGTCAACATCGTTCCATCCGCCGTGATCCGTGCCGCTTGCGGGTTGGCTGACAGCCAGGCCACCCGACCCAGCAGCGCGTTCAACGGGACGTTCGGGCATTCCTTGCCGTCCTTGTGGTCTCTGGTCGTTGGCGTCGGCCAGCCGCTCAAGGCCGCATCCGGCGTCAAGGCCCCTCCCCCTTGGTTCGGCCCCCCGTTGCTGCCGTCCGTCGCCCGCGGGGTGTTCCAGCCGCTCAGTTGCGCCTCGTAAACCAGATTCATCGCTTGGCCCGGTCCTGATCGCGCCATTCCGCTGTGTTTCGCGTCCTGCGTGTTCGGTGTCGGCCAGCCGGACGGCACCAAAGAATGTTCGCTGTCGGATGTGCGGCGCCCCGACGCCCGCAGCCGGTATATCTGACGCCCCAACGGCGTAACGTGCGGCTTCCAGGCGGTCTGATAAATCGTCGAGCCAGGCCCACTCAGGTTCTGCTCCAACGCGCTTTGCAGACTTTCCGAACACAGCCGCGCTTGCGACTTGCTCGCCAAACAACACAGGGGGGCGGCAAGCCCCGACCAGACTGATAAAATGGGGGGCAAGGTGTCGTGCATCGTCTTTTCCTTCCAATTTTCCGGCCGCACTGAACGGCTGACAAGGGGGTGATCCGGTCCAGACCGGGCGCGTGGCAGGCCATCCCGCCAGCTTCAACGCATATGCCCAGCCCGCAATGCCGCAGAAGAAATGGCATTGCGTGAAACCTTCCAGATCGGCGGGCTTCACGTCAAGGATCGACCGGGAATCGACCACGCCGTAGGGAATCAGCCCGTCAAACATCAACTGCCGGATCCACGCGCAAACCTGAAGGTCATTATCATTGTAGTAAATCTTTGGTCTGGGCATACTCATGAGGCTGAGTATGCGCGATAGACTGCAACTGCTTCATCGGACAATTTGCCGAAGATGTTGGTGGCGTAAAAAGCCGCCATTTTCTTCCGCTTTGCAGGGCTGCGAACCTGCTGTTCCATTTCGCAAATAATGCCGCGCGCTTCGGCAGCAGTCATGAGGTGTGTTGCGCGGTTTTGACGGTGTGCGATGGTGTCGGTCATTGGTTTATCTCCGGTTGGTGTGTCTCTCTGCATCCTTATTGCCACTAATTACCTATCCTGTCAAGCACCTTTTACAGCGTCACTGCCACGCCCAGCGCCTCAGCCCGCACAAACAACCAACGGCGGCACTCGGGCCAGCCGTCACCGTCCAGCACGTGCGGCGCGTGATGCTTGGCCCACATATAGGCGTCCAGCCTGTCGGCAAACTTGAGACGCTCATATTCGTCTGGCGTCAATTCAGGCAGCCCCGGCCAGATACGGTCCAGCGCGGCCCGCTCCTGCTCGTGGATAACCGTTGCGCCCTTTGTCGTAGACGGAACATCCCCGACCACGGATTCCCCGTCATCATGCACCAGCGCCCAGTGCAGCAGGGCTGTGGAGGCATCAGGCCACAGCTTGAGGATGATGCGCGCCACCCGCCCGCCGTGACCCGCCAGCGTGTCGACGGTCTGCGCCAGATCCGGGTTGGTGTGCCAGCGCCGGACAAAGCTGGCGCGGAATTGTGAGTCTAGGTTCATCGTGTCGCCTCTCTCATACGGTTGGTTATCGCGTCGGCCTGTGCCTTTTGGATACGGGCCTGTGCAATGGCAAAGTATTCAGGGTCGCGCTCAATTCCGATAAAGCGCCGTGAGGTGTTTGCCGCTGCAACGCCGGTTGTGCCGCTACCGAGGAATGGGTCAAGCACTGTGTCGCCAGGGTTTGACCATGACAAGATGTGATCTGTTGCCAGTTGTAGGGGAAACGGTGCTGGATGGCTTTTGTCTTTCGGGTTTTTCACCGCAACCTGACGCCAAATACTATGCCTCTGCCCTAAGTCTGAAACAATTTTTTGTCCGCTCCCTGTCATTTGTTTAATTGTTCCGTCTTTTTGCCTTATTGTTCCCGTCATTATTTTGCCAGCGTGTTTGTTTATTTTGTCTTTTATAGGGTTAAAGGATTTCAACGGCCCCTTACTGAAAACAAACATATATTCAAAAACTGGTGCATACCTGTGCGCGAGTGAACCCACAGCACTGAATTCGCATTTGTCCCAAATCATCGTGTCGTGAAGCCTGAACCCACATTCCATTGCCCATAATGCCTGCTTGAAACTCGTCCCGGTTTCGCTGCCCTTGATGGTTGCGTCGGCAACCACCCAGACCACCACGCCGCCGTCAGCGGTCACGCGGTAAAGGTCTGCAATGACTGCCCGCCATACGTGTTCGCCCCATTGGTCATTGTTGCCGTTGTATGTGCGCAGGTTGTCATAAGGCGGGCTTGTTACGGTAAGGTCAACCGACCCGTCCGGTATGTCCTGCATCACGTCCAGACAATCACCCAAGTGCAACATGTATTTCATCCCTCAATTCCAGCGCCGCCCGCTCGGACAACCCCTGTGCGCTCATAACATCAGTCCCAAACCTGAAAAGGAACCGAGCCTGCATGACCCCATCCGAGTCACCTGCCGCCAGCCGCATCCCGCCCCACCGCTGCATGGCATCGGACAGGGAAGCTTGTGCCGCTTGGTTCCGCCTGTGCCGGGCGCGGATCCCCGCGACGACAATCTCGGACGCACCGTAGGGTATGGCAGGCTCGGCGGCTTGGATCTTGGCCGCTCCGGCGCGCAACGTTGCCAGCAGTTCCATCGACATCTCGGACAGCACGCCGTCCACCTGATCGGGCGATGACCGCCCGGCCGGGACATGCGCCGCCCCGCAATGTGGGCAGGTAAACACAACCGCCTCATATGTCAGCAGGCAATACGGGCAGACCCTGACCGGCACCGCGTCGGGATTGCCATTCGCTTTGCGCGTCTCGTCTTGCCATAGCGTCCACGTGCGCGGCGTATCGGGCAGGCCGTGCTTGGCCGCCATCCGCACCACGTTGCCCACATGGTCGATCACCCACCCGAATTCCTTGCCCTGCGCGGGTGTCAGGCACCGTGCAAACTGCTGGCAAAACAAACCAAAACTGGCAGTCGGGCGGGCCATGATCACAACATCACAAGACGGCACATCGACCCCCTCGGAAAATAGGTCCACGTTCGTAAGGACTTGCAATTCACCTGCCGCAAACCTGTCAAACTGCGACTGGCGCAGGCTGTCATTGCTGGTGGCATCCAGTGACGCGGCTCGGATGCCCGCCGCCACGAACCTGTCCGCAATGTCCCGCGCGTCCTGCACATCGACTGCAAAGACGATGGCTTGCCTGCCCGGAACGTGCCGCTGATAGGTTTCGACCACATCGCCAATTATTTCAGACTTGCGGGCGGCCTTGGTGGAAGCCTGTGTGAAATCGCCAGTCGATCCGATGCGCAACAGCGCCTCGTCAATCCCGGTCTGTGACGCGATGACCCTATATTCGCATACCATACCGATGTTGATCAGATCGCGCATTCCCGGCCCTTGCACCATTGCATGAAAAACCCCATGCTGGTCGGCGTGCAATGACTTCTTGTCGGCTCTGATCGGCGTGGCCGTAACCCCCAGCCCCTTGGCATTGGGAAACAGCGCGACAGCTTTGCCCCACTTGTTTTCCCGCAAGAGGTGCGCCGCCTCGTCAGTCGTCCAGCGCCGGATCGAGTTGCACCACGTATCGCCTAGCTTGAAGCGGCGGATCAGCGTGTCAACACCTGCCACGCTCACGGATGCACGCGGATCGTAGAAGTTCCGGCCCGTTGTTTTGACGTGCTGCGATATGCAGTAATTTATGACCGACTGAGGCGCGATGATGTTGTGGTAAATGCCGGTCAGCGCATAGGTGCGGCTGATCTGCCCGACCAACTCCTGCCGATGCACAATGGTGACAGATCGCTCACCATCCGCGTTCAGCGCGGCAAACGTCACGGTCTTGCCGCTGCGTGTCGGCATGACAGCCAGCACGTTTTGTGCCCCGCTGTCCCACTTGGCGCGGATGTCGTCGATCAGTTGCGTCTGGTATGGTCTGAGTGTGAGTGTCATGCGCTATTCATAGCCGCGCCCGACACGGTAGTAAAGGATAATTATAGGTATTTACAACCCCGCCCGCATCGGTTAAACAAATAAAACAAACCACAGGAGATAGGTTAATGACAGACAATATTCCCCTTACAGACGCCCCACGAGCACTGGCGGCACACGGACTCGCCACGACATACCACCGGCTTTGGGTGGCTGTTGTGGCGGGTAGTATCCCTGCCGAACGTGTCGGAAAAAAGTGGCACGTCCGCACCGCTGATCTGCCGATCATCGCTCAAATTCTTAAAAAATAACAACCCAAACCAGGAGATGAACCAATGCAGATCACCTTTGACCCCCACAACCCCGAAGACTGCCGAACGCTTGCAATCTTGTTCGACGCCAGAGCGGCTCGGATGGCACTGGCGGCGGCAGCGGCACAGCCCGACACGGCCCCTGCGGCACAGCCCGACACGGCCCCTGCGGCACAGCCCGAGACGGCACAGCCCGACACGGCACAGCCCGAGACCGACTGCCACGGCATGACCCACGACGACGCCATCCACAGCAGCCCGCCCAGCAAGAACGCGGACGGATCGTGGCGTGCCAAGCGTGGGCAGAAAGAAGCGTATGAAGCTGCCATTGCTGCCGCTACCGGCAATGATGCACCCGCCCCCACCGCAATGCCTATGCCGAACCCGGCCAGCGCCGCACCGGCAACACCGCCCGCCCCGATTGACTACAAGACAATGGCGGAACGGTTCATGGCAAAGATGGCTGACCCGGACGGCCTGCCCGCCGAATACGAGGCGATCTATGCGGCCTTGTCTATTGGCTATGACGATCTGGAAACGAACCAGACCAGCATCGCCCGGCTGTGGAATTACATGGATGCTGTGGACAACGGCGACGACCACGACGGATGCGTCCGGCACGCCATGAGTGCCTGAGCCACACAGGGCGGGCTGTAGCGGCCCGCCTTTTACATGCAATTGGAGATACGACTATGACCATCCAGATAGATAAAAACATTCCTGTCCCTGCCGAGACTGAAGTGTGGGGCAACACTAGATACCCGTGGCTTGAAATGGGTATAGGTGACAGCTTCTTTCAAGCACCCCATGGCAGTGAAGACCAGAAGGCTTGTCGCACGAGAATGGTGGGCGCAAGAGCCAATCGACGCAAAGAGCATGGTGAGGATTATGTCATCGCGCGTGTCACTGAAAACGGAATTGACGGAGTGCGCATATGGAAAACGAAATGACGATTGAAACCCGCCCCAGCGCCGCACACCGCTGGACGAAATGTTCCGCCGCGCCATTGTTTGCCAGCCGCGCCGGACCGCAACCGACCAGTGACGCCGCGCGGGAGGGCACCTGCGCGGCATGGGTGGCTGAGTTGATGCTGACTGACAAGCCCGTGGAAGTCGGGATGACCCACGAAAACGGCTGGGAAGTTGACGCCGACATGATCGGTCACATGCAAGATTATGCCGACATCTGCCGCGCGGATGGTGGCCAGATGTGGGTAGAGGAATATGTCACGCTGTCGAACCGCATTGCCGGTACGCCCGATTGCGTAACGCTGGCGGATGGCGTGCTTACCATCCGGGATCTTAAATACGGCTTCCGACTGGTGGCACCGCACAGCCCGCAATTGACCATCTATGCTGCTGCGGTCTTGATTGCACCGCCTGGCCCGATCCGAACGGTCCGCACCGAGATTTACCAGCCGCGCGGGTTCCACCAAGACGGCCCGCGCAGGTGGATCGACTGGACGCCTGATCAAATCCGCGCCAAGGCCAAATGGATCAGCGAGCGGGCAGAGGAGTGTTACAAGCCGGATCCTATCGCCACGCCTGGCAACCATTGCCTGTATTGTGACGGCGCTGTGGGCTGCGTGGCGCTGCAACAGACAACCGCAACCGCGCTGGCCATTGCCGAGACGACCGGTCACCGCGACCGGACGCCGACAGAGATGGCGCAGGCCCTGCATTTCTACCGGAACGCGCTGGAAATTATCACCGCAGCGGCAAAGGCCACAGAGGTTGAGGCCGAGGCGCGGGCCAAGCGGGGCGAACGCCTGCCAGGCTGGGGGCTTCTGCCCCGGTTTGGCAACACACGCGTCACAGCGTCACCAGCGGCCATCAAGGCCCTGACCGGAAAGGTCGCGACAAAGGTTGTGCCTATGAATGTTGGCGATCTTAAACTTGCGGGCTTGACCGAAGCGCAATTGTCGCTTATTACCGAACGACCAACCACCGGCCACAAGCTGGCCCCGCTTGATCAGGACACCCTGGCCCGGCAACTCAACAGGAGCACAAAATAATGTCACGCCACACAGAATACGGAAACAGCCCAGTCGGACGCCTTATCTCGGGCGATCCTTGGACCAAGCAGACCACCGACGCGAACAACCGCGAAATCCCGCCCGAAAAACAATCATTTTGGTTTGCCGTGGCGATTGAAAAGAACGCCCCAGGCATGAATGAAATGCTCGGCCTGATGTTCAAGGCCGCGCAGGCCGGATACGGGCAGTCCCCGCAGATCATGGCCCAGATCAATATGGGATTGGCGGCAACGGCGTTCAGTTGGAAGATTGCGGATGGCGACGAAATGCGCGCCAACCCAACAACCGGCGAGCAGGAACTACGCTGGAAGCACGGCAAAGGCTGCTGGGTTGTCAAATTCTCGACCACGCTGCCGATTGCCTCGGCCAAGTTCATGGGCGGCGTGCCGACCTATTGCGACCCTTCTGAAATCAAGCGGGGGTATTATGTCACCGTGCCGTTTTCCACATCGGCCAATGGGAACATGGACCACACTGCAGGGGTCTACCTGAACCCCCAGACCGTTTGCCTTGTAGGGTTTGGCCCGGAGATTGTCGGCGGCCCGTCGCTTGAACAGCAGCTTGGCGCAGGACCGGGTGCGTATATGCCCGCAGGCATGTCCCAGACCCCGCAACTGCCGAGCGGTGCTGCACCGGCCCCGTCCGGTATGCCCGCACCCGCTCCGGCCCCGTCCGGTATGCCGACGCCTGCCGCCAGTGGAACGCCTACGCCACAGACGGCACCCGCGCAGTATGGCGGCTATATGGCCCCCGCCGCAGGTGGTATGCCGGGAACGTCGCGTCAGGAATTGGACGACGAAATCCCATTCTGATACGACACAGGGCGGGCTGTCATGGCCCGCCCGTCACACGCAACCAGGAGACACGCACTATGACACAATTTAAGCCCGGCGACCGAGTGACCCACAACCCGACCGGCAGCGAATGGACTGTGGGCAGAGCCTATGGTTCCTATGTCGTCCCGGCAGGCGTCACTTCATGGCCGTTCCTTGCCGCTGACTGCACGCTGATTTGCGGCTGCACCACGACAGAAGATCGGGAAGCCTGCACCAGAGCGTGCGACACGGTGGTGCTGTGACCGCAATGCACAATGACTTTATCCATGACGTCGAATGTTACCCGAACGTATTCAGCGCGGTAATCGTCCACGCTGCCAGCGGCACGGAATGGATATTTGAGGTGTCCGACCGGGTGAACCAGTCCCGGCAGTTGCTCAATTTCATCCGCACGCTTGGCCAGCATCCAGGCAATCGGATGGTGGGCTATAACAACGTCGGGTATGACTATCCTTTGCTGCACGCCCTGTTGCGGTTTGACTCATTTACCGCTGCCGATGCCTATCAGATATCCATGGGCATCATCGAGACGCCGTGGAACGACCGGTTCCGCAATAATGTCTGGGCGTCCGACATGATTGTGCCGCAAGTCGATCTGTTCAAGATCCACCATTTTGACAATCAAGCGCGGCTGACCAGCCTGAAACAGATCGAGATTGCCTTACAGTTGCCGCACGTTGCGGACCTGCCATTTCCGCCCGGCACGGTCCTGAGCGACGACCAGATCCCGCAGTTGCTCGGATACAACCGGCACGACGTGGCAGCCACGCTTCGGTTCTGGCAAGAGTCGGCGGCAGCCTTGGCGTTCCGTGACGAGATGTCTGCCGCGCTGGACCAGGACCTGACCAACGCCAGCGATTCGACCATCGGATCCAAAGTGTTCATCTTGCGCCTCAACGCGGCCCAGCCCGGCATCTGCGGCAAGTCTGGATCGTGGCGGCAAACACCCCGCGCGCGCATCCCGCTTGCAGACTGTATTTTTCCATACGTGCAATTCCAGACGCCCGAGTTCAACCGCGTGCTGGACTATCTGCGCGGCAAGACGATCACCAAGACTAAGGGCGCGTTCGACGACCTGACAGCCACCTGCCACGGCCTGACGTTTGTGTTCGGGACAGGCGGCATCCACGGGGCTCAGGACGGCACCACATGGCGCAGCACGCCTGACAGGGTGGTGCAGGGCCGGGACGTGCGCAGCTACTACCCAAACCTCGCCATCGCAAACCGTGTCTACCCCGCACACCTGTCCGAAGTGTTCTGTGATATTTACCGGGACGTGTATGAACAGCGGATCAGCCTGCCAAAAAGCGATCCGCGCAACAAGGCCTTGAAGCTGGCGCTGAACGCGACCTATGGTAACTCGAACTCAGCTTACAGCCCGTTTTACGATCCGCAATATACCATGACGATCACAATCAACGGACAGATTTTGTTGTGCATGTTGGCCGAACGGCTGGCGGCCATCCCGTCGCTGGAACTGATCCAGGTCAACACCGACGGAATTGAATATATCGTGGACCGGGACAGGGTGGCAGAGTGTGACGCGGTGTCTGCCGAGTGGGAACGCCTGACCGGGCTGGAATTGGAGTCCGAGGATTACGCCAGATTCCATCAAAGGGACGTAAATTCATACCTGGCGATTGACGCACGCGGCGGCGTGAAATGCAAGGGCGCGTTCGAGTATCAACACGGTCTGGGATATGGCGACGGCTGGCACAAAAACCAGTCGTGCAAGATCATCGCCATGGCGGCTGAAGCGTATCTGGTGCGCGGCGTGCCGGTTGCTGATACCGTGGCGGCCTGTGACAACGCTTTCCACTTCATGCACACCCTGAAGGCCCAGCGCAACGACAAGGTGATGCTGGGCGGTGATCTGTCTGATTACGAATGCCAATGGACGCCACCGGACGCCAAGGGACGGCCCGTGAAGCGCAAGATGCACAGCGGCGGGGTGGCACAGCAGCGGACGGGCCGGTACTACGTCACGGCGCACGGTGGCGCGCAGTTGTGGAAGATCATGCCGCCCCTGCCCAAGCTGCCATCGCACGACCGGCCCCAGGCGATCCTGAAGGGTGAGACAGTGCTGATGTGCAATGATCTGCACGACTTTGACTGGGCGTTGCTGGATCGGGATTATTATGCGCGGGCCGCTCAGGATCTGGTGGACAGCACCGGCGGGTGATGGGGAGGATACACCCGCCGGGCTTGGAGACACCACACAACACGGACATTGTGCATTATTTTCTGCAGCGGCGCAATGGGGTGTTGACACGCGCGGTAATAGGTGGCAATAAGGATGCAACAGAAGGAGACAAGACAATGTTTAACACATACGCAGAAGCACAAAACTGGATCGAAGCGGGACAATCAAAGCATGGTAAGCGCGCTTTTACATCACGCCCCGAATACGCTGAGGCATACGCTGAAATGACCGCCCTCTTTCATGCGGAAAATCCAAACTACAAAAAGCCAAACCGCAAGAACGCAACGCGCATTGGCGCAGCTTCGGTCAACCTTCTTGCACACGGTCTGACATGAACCACACCGAACGGAGTAAACGACAATGGAAAATATCTACGAACAGAACGGATATGACACGCGCGCCGAATACCTTGACAGCCTTGCCGAGGAATACGGAATGGATATTGACGTGGTTCTGAACCTTGCCGAATTGCTCGGCCCGAATGAGGATTTTGACGGGTTGGTGACGACGATTCAGGACCACGCGCCATGACCATCAGCCAATTCCGCAGCAAACTCTATGCCCTCGCCAAGATCCTCGGAGACGTGCAGGCCGCCACGCACAAAAAACCCGGCACGGCCATTCCCAAGCGCATCGGCCGCCGTATCGCCGGGAAGATCACGGGCCGTCTCATGGGCTCTATATTTCCACCAACCAGATAGGACACTGAGACAATGAAACTCACACCCGACGAACTGGCAGACCAATTCTCAAACCTGAACAAATCTGATTTCCAGAAATTCTGGATGCACGTTTTGTTTTTGTGGAACGATGAAGAATCGGATCTTGATGCACAATGGTTTTACTACTCGCAAGGGGCAAAGCCTGCGATTGGAACTGTCATCAGCGCGATGCACTCGGCGGTTTATTCCGGGATTAGGTCTGGGGATGGCAAATGACACACCTTTACCAGTTATGCCACAACGCGCGCCGGATGGACCGGCACAGTGAGGCGGAGTTATGGGCACGGTTCAAAGCGGTCCGGCCCCAAGACGCTTGCGCTCTCACACCGGCCCGCCCTGCACCGCATCCGACGCCCGAACAAATCGACGCGGCGCTTAAATGGGCGCGCTGCACATCCTTCCCCGAACTGGTGTCGCAGGAAGACATCGACCGCGAGCAATACGGAAGCATGCGGATGCTCATATGGGTTATCATCACAACTGCCCTGGGCTGGGCGTCCCTCGTGCTGTGGTGGATCTTGTAAATATATCACCAAACCAAATCGACGCGGCGCTTAAATGGGCGCGCGAATACCTGTTGACGCGGTAGGTAATAGGTGGCAATAAGGATGCAGAGAGACACACCAATCGGGAGACAAGATTATGAACACACTCAACAAAACCGAAGTAAAAGCCATCAACGAAATGATCCAATCAGGTTTTACATTTTACGGCGATGCGATCTTCACCACATTTAAGCAAGCCAAGCGCTGCATCGACGGGCTGGTTCGCAAGGGGTATGCGGAAAAGTTCGACAACGAGTTTCGGGCAACCCCTGCCGCACAAGATTTTGTGAAATACGGTATCTGAAACACACGGGCGGCGGCGTAACAGCCCCGCCCACCACCAACCGGAGCCAACCAAATGAAAACCATCACACCCACACCGACCCCGACCACGTTTTTCCTGCCCGCCGATGATCTGCGCGCGGCGTTCCAGTGCATCAGCAATGAAGAGACCCGCTACTATCTCGGCGGGGTGTTTGTTGAGGCTGACAATCTGGTGGCGCTGGACGGCCACCAGATGCTGACGATTGAATTGCCGGACGGATGCCACGTCGGCACGGAATGTTTCACGCAGGGTATGGACGCGCCACGGATGCCGGGAGCCACAGGCACGCCAGCAGGCGCGGGGTTTATCCTGTCCTGTGACGCAACCGATAAGGCGTTCAAATCTGGCGGCAAGGCGGGCGATCTATGGGTTTATGGCGACATTGAAACCGGGATCCTGCAATTTGTGATCAACCACGGCAAGGCTGGCGAGATGTCCCGGACCGGCGTGCTGGAATTTACCGTGATCGACGGCACATATCCCGACTGGCGGCGCGTGGTGGCCAAGGGCGACGGGGGCGCTGCCAGCCTGTGCTACAACCCGACCGTGCTGGCGCGCCTCATCAAAGCCGCTGACGTGATCGACAAGGGCAATGGCATCCGGCTGACCAGCGGCGCTACGCAGGGCGATCCGATCCGGGTGGATTTTGTAGCGTCTTCCCGCCTGCGCGGCACGCTTTATTCAATGCGGTGGACGGGCGCGTGACCCTCAAAGACTGGCAAGCGCGGTGGGGCCACCACGTCCCCTCACAGGCGCTTGCCGAACTGGTAGGCATCCTGAGTCCCGTTATGCCCTTGCCCGCCCCCAAGGCCCGTCACAGTGAGGCGGCGGGGGCGGCACAGATACGTCTTGCGGCGGGCCGGGCTGGTGTGCCTATCTGGCGGAACAATCAGGGCGGCTGCACCGACCAGACCGGCCGCCTGATCCGTTTCGGGCTGGGCAACGAATCGCCCGCCCTGAACGCGCGTTGGAAGTCGTCGGACCTGATCGGCATATTGCCTACAGTGGTCCAGCCGTCGCACGTTGGCCGGACGCTTGGCGTGTTCCTGGCTGTCGAGACCAAAAAACCCGGATGGCATTTAACGCCCGGCGACAAGCGCGGCCAGGCGCAGGCCGCTTTCCTGCAATCTGTTCGGGGATTCGGCGGTGTCGGTGGGTTCTGTTGCACCGCCGACGATTTTGCAAAATTATTGCTTGACGCGGGTGGTAATTAGTGGCAATAGTAGGTTATAGAAACACACCAACCGGAGAAACCGACATGACAACCTACAAAATTACAAAAACTGAGCGGGTTTCGGGCACAGTTATCGAGGAGTGGACATCTACGGAATCTGAATTGCGCGATGAACTGGGGTGGCGCGCCGCAAAACTGATTGAAACCGGCAGCATGTTTATTCCGGGATGGGGCATCGACTATACTGCCACTGCTGCCTAAAACTCTAAGCCCCTCCCACACCACAACCGGAGACACTGACATGACCGAACAGCAATACGAAATGAACGCCGCAGCCATTGCAACAGCAATTTGGGAAATCAGCACTGGCAACGGGCTGGATCTGGACCGCAACGACTGGGACAGCCATATGCAGAACTGCCACGCCGCAGTTGCAAACAGATTCATCGACGGTATTACTCGAGCAGCATGGCACAACGCCGCGTTGGCACGGGTGACTGCATAACCCCACCAACCCAACCAAAGGAGAACACCACAATGAAAACCATCGCCTTCACACTCGTTGCCGCGCTTGCCCTTGCAGGATGCGCCACGGCACCGGATCAGATCGCCGCGAACTACGTCAGCCCGGTTGCATTTTCCGGCCAGACATGCGGCCAGCTAAACGCGCAGGCGCAACAGATCAACGCGCGCCTTGCCTCGGCCACTGGCCAGCAGGAGCAACAGGCGAACAACGACACGGCAATGACTGCCGTCGCATTGGTATTGTTCTGGCCCGCCGCATTCTGGATCGGCGGAAACGATCAAGCGCCCGCCATTGCACAGATGCGCGGTGAGGCTCAAGCAATCCAGTCCGCAGCTATTGCGCGGGGCTGCTGACATGATCCGCCAATGGATTGCCGACGCGCTCGGCATCATCGCAATCATCGTTCTGGTCTGGGCCGTCTATGTGGGGCTGCCATGGTCCTGATCGAACGCCGGGAGCACTGCAAGGCTGTCATCACCGCCCGCAACGGGCACAACCTGGAGACTACACAATGAAAAAGACACTTATGATAACCGCTGCCGCCCTGACACTCATGGCCGCGCCCGTCTACGCCCAAGGATGCAATGCAGGGTGTCAGATTAACCGGCTGGAAAACAACCCGCAGATTCGCACCGCTGGCAATATCGTCAGCGCCATGCGTGAAATTGACAACGAGGACCAACGGCTCGTCTCCGGCGCATATGACGCCGCGACCGGAACGCTGACCCTGCAAACAGAGGACATGCGCGCGGGT